TTTTAAGAGATAGAAATTTAAAAGCATGGAAATTAGCAAAAGAAATAGGAGTAGATTCAGGGAATTTATATGCAATTTTAAGAGGAGAAAATAAAAATCCAACGATAGATACATTGATAAAATTAGCTGATTATTTAGATGTTACATTAGACGAATTAGTTGGAAGATAGAAATTAAATACAGAATATTTTGAAAGTAGGTGTATTGTATGGCAAAAGCAGTAGCTAAAGAACCATTATTTTATAGAGCAAAAGATGTAGCTAAATTTTTAGATATATGCGAAGCAACTGCATACAAAATAATTGCAGAATTAAATGAAGAATTAGAAAAAGAAGGTTTTAAGACTTTTTCTGGCAGGGTATCAGTTGCTTATTTTAAAGAAAGATATTGTTATAAGCCAAGAAAGGGGGTGATTTAGTTGAATGTAAGAGTATTAATAGCTTATATACAGTTTTGTAATGATAAGCAAATAAAAGCAAGTTTTGAAGGTCTTAGAAAATACAACAGAGATATAGAGTTAGTTAACTTGTATTTACCAAGTAAATTAAAAATTAAGGGGGATTAATCATGAAAAGTTTAATTATAGTAAGAAATGCAGTAGAGCAACAACTAAATAGAGCTAATTTAGAAATAAATAAAAATGAGGAACTTTATACAAAGCTTAGAAAAAAAGAAAAAAGAGATATATCAGATGAAATAGAGCTAAGTAATGCTTTAAGAGAAAAAAGTGTAAATGAAAGATTAAAAATATTTGCTGAGTCATTACTAAAAATTATAGATACACAAATTGAAATAAAAGAATATGAAGAAAGCGAAGATTACAAGATATTTCAATTAATTTCAGAAGAACTTGAAAGAGATAGACCTATAGATGTTCAGATATAGAAAAGAGCCATCACGACTGGCTCAATTCAAACAACTATTAAAAAATTTATTAAAATAATTATAGCATAAACGGAGGGAAATTATGAGTACTTTATATGAATTAACTACAGATTTATTGGAAATAGAAGAAGGTTTAACAGAAACAACAGGAAATGAAGCTGAAAAACTAGAGGAAATAAAAGAAATAATAAAAAAAGAGATACAAAATAAAAACACTAGAATCATATCAGTAATAATAAATATTGATAGTGATATAAACTCTATAGATTCAGAAATTAAAAGATTACAAGAGTTAAAAAGGGTCAAAAAGAATACTCTTGATAGATTAAAAAACAATATAAAAGACTGTATGGAATTACTTGGGACTAAAAAAGTAGAAACAATTTTAGGAAATATAAGTATAAGAAAGTCAGCGGGTAGCTTAGTCATAGAAGATGAAGAAAAGATACCTGTTATATATAAAACAGTAGAGCAAGTTGTAAAAGTAGATAAGAATACTATAAAAGACTTTATCAAAAAAGGTCATGAAGTTGAAGGTTGTAGGATTGAATATGGAACTACATTAACAATTCCAAAAGCTAAAAAAGAGTAGGTGGGAAATATGGAAACTAATAATATTTATATGAAACTTGTAAACATACAGAATGCGTTAAAAGCTCCCAAAAGTCAGTATAATAGTTTTGGCAAATATAATTATAGGAGTTGTGAGGATATTTTAGAAGGTTTAAAACCTATTTTAAAAGAAGAAAAAGCGTTAGTTATATTAGATGATAAAGTTGTTCAGATAGGAACTAGATTCTATGTAGAAGCTACAGCAACTTTAATAGATGCAGAAACAGGAGAAACAGTATCTACAAAGGCATTAGCTAGAGAAGATGAAACTAAAAAAGGCATGGATTTAGCACAAGTAACTGGAAGTGTATCAAGTTATGCAAGAAAATATGCTCTAAATGGATTATTCTGCATTGATGATACAAAGGATAGTGATGCAACAAATACACATGGAAAAGAACAAAAAAAAAGAGAAGTTAGTGAAGATGAATTAAATACACTATATTTTTTAGGTGAGTCTATAGATAAGGATAAGAATAGAGTCGATAGTGAGGTTTATAAAAAGTTTAGTAAACTAGCAATAGATTTGACTAAGCAAGAGTATGAAAAGGTTCTAAATGGATATAAAAGCATTTTAAATAAGCAAAATCAAGAGTAGGTGATATATTGGACTTTAACAACGAAACATACTTTCATATAAATTTTGATGACCCTTTTACAAGAGTACCTAACACAATACTTGATAATAAAAATCTTTCTTATTCAGCTGTAGGAGTAGTTACTCAAATGTTAAGGTTTCAAAGGTCAGGTAGCCATAAAGTTTATGCAAAATCATTAATAAGCTATAGAAAAGATAGCAAGACAAAAGTAAGCAATGCTTTAAATGAGCTTATGCAGGAAGGTTTTGTTATTAGGACACAAATAAGAAATGAAAAAGGTCAAATGAAAGGTTATAGATATGATATTTTTGATACACCTCAAAATGTAAATTCTGAAAGTGTTGAAACGACTGAATCTCAACCGTGTGCCGTTTTCCCGACTCCGGTAAAACCGGAAGCTGGCAAAACCGAAGTCGGTGAAACCGGAAGCCGGCAAAACCGAGGTCGGGAAATCGGCAACATAAAAGAAAATAGTATTAAAAAGAAAATAGGTTTAAAAGAAAATGATGTTATTACTACTGTTATTGCTGAACAATCTGAAAAAAATAAGACTGTCTACATAAAAAAATATTATGAATCTTATATAGGTGTGATTACTCCAAATAATTTTCTTCAACTACTGACTTATTTAGATGATGGAATGGAAGCTGATGTAATAATAAGAGCTGTTGATGAAGCTGTAGGCAGTGGAGTTAAGAATTATAAGTATGTAAAAACAATCTTAAATAATTGGATAGAAGCAGGTGTAAAAACTAGTTTAGAACTTACAGAGTATCAAAATGAGTTTGAAAGGAAGAAAAAGAATAAACAGGAGAAGAAGCAGTCTAATAATAAAACTGTGAATACTCATAATGTGAGTAAAAATAAGTTTGCTAACTTCAATCAGACTTTCACTCAATATGATGAAAAAGAGCTAGACGAGATTATTAAAAAGAGTCAGAAAGAAAAATTTAAATAAAATTAAACTTCTAGGAAGTAAATATCAATATATTGCTTCCTAGAAAGGAGGATTAATATGGGGAGAATATATGCACAAAAAAATGGGTCTTTAAATGATGCAGATAGATTAGAAATAGCAAGATTACTTATAAAAGCAGGTTATACAGTAAGACTCGATAAAGAGAAGGAAAACAATAAGAGTATTAGTTGTGTAGAATATTTTATAAAAAAGGAAGAAATATAAGGGGGTTAGTTAAATGAATACGATAACTTTAGTTGGACGATTAGTTGCAGATGCAGAATTGAAGTATCTTCCAAATTCGGGAACACCTAAAACGACTTTTTCTATAGCAGTAGATAGAAGGTTTAAAGATAAGAATGGAAATAAAATAACTGATTTTATTCAATGTGAGCAATTAGGAAAACATGTAGAGAATTTAGTACAATATCTTGTTAAAGGTAAGCCTATATATGCTGTTGGAGAGTTAAATATATATAATTACAAAGATGAAAATGGTTGCTGGAAATCTATTACTAAGGTTAATGTAAATGCTTTAGAACTACTTTCTAGTAAAAATGATAATAATGCTAAACAAGAATATGTACCACCAGGATTAGACCCACAAGGTTTTCAAGCGATAAACGATGATGATATACCTTTTTGATGTTGAAGAGGGCGATATTATGGGATATACACATGGTATTAAATGGGATGATGAAAGTATAGAAAAAAGTATTTTGAAAGTAGCTAGAAGTCTACAAGTGCATAGGATGCCATCCAATGAAGAAATTAAATCTGTAATGGGGAACTATTCATTGTCAAACAAAATAAGTAGAAGTGGTGGTTTTAAATATTGGGCAAGTAAATTAAATTTAGATATGAAAAATTCTGAAACTAAATTAGGCACTAAATGGGAATTTCACATTAAATCTAGGCTAGAAGAATTTGAATATAAAGTTGAAAAGATGTCTACAAGGCATCCATATGATTTACTTGTAAATGGGAATATAAAAATAGATATAAAAGTATCCAACTATTATTTAGGTAGTTCTTGTAAGTATCACACATTTAATCTAGAGAAGAAATATCATAACTGCGATATATTTATTTGTGTGGGTCTTAACGAAACAGATATCCCAGTAAAAATATTAGTTATACCAAGTAAATATTTAATGGGAATAAGGCAGTTGTCAGTAGGAATAAAAAGTAAATACGACAAATTTAATTATAAATATAAGTATATAAAAGAATATGATAATTTTTATAAGAAGATTTGAAATATATAGAGTAGAGTGATTGTGTTAATTATTGGGGAGTTAATATAACTATTAACTTCCTAGAAGTTAATATTGGAGGGATAAAAGATGGAGTTAAAATTTAGAGAATGGAATAAAAATGGTAAAGAAATGTATAGTTATGATGAAATGGTGTGCTATTCTAAAAATTTGCTTAGAGAGTGGGTTTATAGTGGTGTTTATTTACCAACAAGCAATGAAAATTTTGAGGTTATGATATATACAGGTTTGAAAGATTGTATTAAAAAAGAAATCTATGAGGGTGATATTGTTTCATACATCTTATCATTTGAAGAATTTATAGGAGAGGTAAAATTTGAAGAAGGTTTCTTTGTAATAGATAATGAAGTGCTAGGAGAATGCGTTGGGTTATTTCATGAAATTGCAGTGGTTAAAGTTATTGGCAATATATATGAAAATCCTGAGATGTTAGAAAAGATAAGAAAGTCTAAAGTGTTGGAGGGATAAAATGAGATTTGAGATAGGTAAAACTTATAAGTTTGATAGAGAGAAATTTATAGCATGCAATGGTATAGAACACTATAAAAGATGTGAAGAACTTTGGATTGAAGATGTTGAAGGTGTTGAATTTACTGTTGAAAAAACTTTTGATGATGGCTATGTTTGTCATCCAAATGAATTTCAGTTTAATTTTGGTGTAATTTCGGAATGGTGTGTTGAAGTTAAATAAGGTAGGGGGTATTAGAGATGATAATAATTAGAAGTCAAGATAAAACAGATTTAGTGAAAGCTGATTGGATAAATGTTGATAAAGAATATGTATATGCCGTGTTTGGAGAAATAAACAACTTTAAGGAAATAGGAAAATATGAGGATGAAAAAAGAGCTATGCAGGTATTAGATAATATACAAAGATTTATTGAAGGTGGGACTAGAACGGACTCTATAGACAGTTATAAGGTTAGAAGTTATAGAAATAGAATATTTCAAATGCCAATTAAATAAAGGGGGAAAGAACATGGCTAAAATTTGGATGGACGCAGGAGAATTGTTAGAAAAAACTATTGATATAGAAGATATGTTTGGATGTAATCTAAGTAAAATGAGAAATAAAAGTAAACAAAAAGGTTTAGTTGGTAGAACAAATTCTAAAGGTCAAGGAAGAAAAAGTAAGAAAGTAGAGTGTACTAACATTATTACTGGAGAGAGTAAAATATTTGTCAGTGCTGTCGAAGCAAGTAAATATTTATATTTTACAGAACTTCATATTACTCGTCTAGCAAGAACAGGAAAGACTACTAAAAATGGTTGGAAAGTTAGATATATTCAAGAGGTGTCAGATGGTATTAGCAAATGTGGAACAAGTAATTAAGTTAGTTGAAAAGATATTAAATAAGAAAAAGTGTTCTGTTAATAAAGCTATTGATATAGCTATAAAAATATTAAGTAAATATGAGTGCGAGGGGATGATTAGAAATGAGTTTAATTAAGTATAGAGGTTATGATTTTGAGAATGAGAAGTGGATTTATTCAAATACGATAAAGTGGAGTGATGCAGTAGATTGTTTATTTATGCTAAAAGAGAATTGCGAATGGCAAAGAGTATGTAATGTTGGAGTATGCTCTGGAGAATGGGCTAGAAACAATCAAGAAATTTGTGAAGGGGATATATTGAAAGAATATGATAATTTCCATGATACAAGTCAATATGGAATTGTAAAAAGAAGTTTTAACAGCATTAAAATATATTTGGAATGGCATTATTTAAAGAAGCTTGAAGGAGAATGGATAGAGCTTATAAATAAAACAGAAATATATCATAGTAGAGATTACAAAATAGTTGGTAATGAATTTGATAATTTAGAGGAAGTCAGAGCAGAGTTCTTAGAACGTAAGGAGAGTCTTGAAAATGAATATCTTAGCTAGTGCGATATTAGTAATAGGAAGTTTTATAGCTGGTAGAGCTTATGAGTATAGATTGAATCTGAAAGAGTGTGAAAATTGTGATAATAAAAGAGGTGTATAAGAATGAGTAAAGTTATACAATGTGACTTTTGCAAGAGCATATTTGAAGAAAATAATTTAGAATGTATTGAGCTATATAAAAAGAATGTTGAAAATGAAATGATTAACATAGATAGGCATATGTGTCCAGATTGTTATGAAAAATTCGTTGGAGAGAAAGTAGAAAAGAAAATAACTAACTTTGAAAAAATAACTAGAGATAAAGAAAGTTTAAAGGATTTCTTGTTTGAATGTGATGCAGAGTGTAGTTGTTGCATTTATGCAAATAAAGATGATTGTTATCCAACTAGTTGTGTTACAGGATGCGAAAAGTGGCTTGACATGGAGGTAGAGCTATAAAAATTTGAAGTGATGAAATAAGCAAAGAAATAGAAAGATTAAAAGAATTTTTATATACAGAAAATATCTAATTAAAACAGTTTAGAGAGTTGCAAAATGTCTTTTAGTATAAATTATCATTGAGATGTTTTGTGACTCTCAAAAATGAAAATAAGGAGTATTTAAAATGAAAAAATATAAAATTAAGTTTGAGGAAAAAGTGACTTTAGAACATGAAGTTATAGTTGAAATTCCAAACGAAATAAATATAAATGATATTTGTAACTGTATAGAGAATAAATGTCAAAGAGTATATGATATAGCAGATTATATAAGAGAATTTAATGGGAGACAAATAGATTTTACAGAAGATACTTGTGGAGAGACTGAAATGGTAGTTGAATCATTTAGAAAATGCAAGGAGTGAGCATATGACTAATAAAGAAATGTGCAAGTTAAAGAATATTAATGAAAGAGAAGTGTATAAGGAATTTGGAAAAGAGATTTGTGGTAGTTGTATAAATGATAAGGGAGATTGTGAAAGTAAAGATTGTGATACAGCATATAAAAATTGGTTAGAGAAGGATGCAGAAAGATAATTATAAAAATAAAGTCAAGGTAAGTTTGTGAATGAAACTAGAATGTTATAGACTTACTTTGACTTATAAAAGGAGTGTGTTAAATGGCTAATATATATTGTGAAAATTATAATTGTAAAAACTACTTTGAAGATATGTGTATGCTTGAAAGAATTGAAATTAATAACTTCAAAGAATGCGAAAGCTATCTTGAAGGTAAAAATGAGCTATATGAATTAGAAAATGGATATACTATACATCCTAAAGATTTGAAAATGGTGAAAAGTAAAGATTATTCTGTTGAAGTTACTCATATTCCAACTGGTATTACAGTAAAATGCCGTTCTACAAATAGTATTTTAAAAAATAAAAATAAGTGTTTGGAAGTTCTAGAAGAAGAACTAACAAAAATAAACTCTCACTTAGAGCTAGAAGATTTACGCTAAATAGGAAGTGAGCTTATGAAACGAAGAAGATGCAGTTGGTGTGGTAAGTTATTTTATCTTGAAGAAAAATCTAAGGATGTTTATTGTTGTAAAGAATGTAGGAAGAAGGCTAAGAAGGTGAAAAAATGAAAGTTTTTCTTGTAATAGATGGAGAACCGGTTGGTAAAGAAAGACCTAGAATGAACTCTATAACTAAAAGGACCTATACACCTAATAAGACTAGAGATTATGAGGAATTAATAAAATGGCTATATCAATCAAAAGTTAAACATTACTTTGAAGGTTATATAAAAATGACTTTAAGATGTTACTATTCTATAGCTAAAAGTAACAGTAAAAAGGTTAAAGAACAGAAAATAAATAATGTGTTAAGACCTAGTAAGAAGCCCGATATAGACAATGTTGTTAAAATTATAGCTGATTCACTCAATGAGATAGCTTATAAAGATGATACACAGATTGTTGAGGTTGTAGCTAGTAAATATTATAGTGATAAGCCAAGGGTTGAGGTTGAGTTGGAGGATATTATTTAAGGAGAATATTAAGGTTAATAATATGAAAAAATTTATTTATATAAATGAGCATAGAGTATATATAAGAAATTTATTTAAAATATCAGCTATATACAAAGAAAATCATTATATTAGAGAGTTTAAAAGGGAATGTTTATCTAATAATAGTTTAAATGCAGTAATAGAATCTTCTGTAAGAATAGGATTTGGTAGTAAGTAAAAAGAAAAAAGGAGCATTACTTCACGCTCCTACTTGTCAAAAATCTAAAACTGTCATCACAACATTATTATAACATAATTGATAGGAGTGTGTGAGTATGTCTAAAACTAAAAAAGAGTTTTTTAATGCAACTAAGAAACAACTTTCTAATTATAAACAATTAAGTACAAATATAATAAAACTAAAAAATGAAATACAAATGTTGAAAGATAATTCGGTTGGGGATTTAATGAAAGGTATAAGTTATGATAGTGTCAAAACAGGAAAAACAAACAAAACTAGTAACATGATTGAGGATGCTATTGTTAATGTATCAGACTTAATAACAGAAAAGGAAATAGAGTTATATGAAGCAGAAATAATTAAATCCACAATAGATTTAGCTATAAGAAACTTAAAACCTATACACAGACAAATTATTGAACTTAAATATATAGATGGTCTAATGTGGCAAGAAATGGTTGATATAGTACATTTAGAAGAAAGACAATTAAGTGTAAGAGCTAGTCAAGCTATTAGCTCAATATCAATAGCATTATTTGGGAAGAAAGCATTAATAGAGCAAGAACCACTTTTTGAATTGTTAGATTACAAACTAAATTAAAAAAGTAAGAGTAATTTTGAGTGCTGAAAATGTGCAGGTTTTTTTGTTTTAGACATGAGATAATAGTATTGTGGAAATGAAAAATTTCCCTCTCAAAATTAAATAGTTGGCTAGGGTTGGGATTATCTGTACTCTAGCCAACATATAAAAGTTTTGAATGGAGTATTAAATATGAATAATTTTAATGGTGAACGTTTAAAGAAAGCTCGTATATATAGAGAAATGACAGTATTTGAGTTGGCTCAAAAAATGAACTGTGAAAGACAACTTATTTCTATGTATGAAAATAATAAATTAAAACCTGAAAAGAATATAATTAAGCAAATAGCAAAAGAGTTATATTTTCCAGTTAAATTTTTTTTAGAAAAAGAAAATGATACTATAAAAGGTTCGTCTTACTTTAGAGCATTATTAACTACAAATAAAAAATATAGAAAAAAGCAAATTCAGAGAATGGAATTTCTAGCTCAAATATATTTTTTCTTGCATGATTATATTGAGTTTCCAAAATTAGATTTACCAAACTGTTTTTATAAGACACCCGAAGAAGCTGCTTTACTTTTAAGAGAAGCTTGGGGATTAGGATTAAAGCCTGTTGATAATATCATATATGAAGTAGAACAGCATGGAGTAATTGTGACAGGATTTCCTACATCAATAGATTATATAGATACATTTAGTCAGATGATAGATATTGAAGGAAAAACTATGTATTTGATTGGGTACTCCAACAATAACACTTCTACTTCTAGACTGCATTTTGATATAGCTCATGAATTAGGTCATATATGCCTGCATGAGTGGAGTGAGGATGTAGAAGCTTTAGAAAAGCAAGAGTTTGAAGATAGAGAATCAGAAGCTAATCGATTCGCATCTACATTCTTATTGCCAGAAGAAACATTCAAACTTGATGCTAAGAGAACCCCTTTACGTATTCCAAACTATACAGAATTGAAACGTAAATGGAAAGTTTCTATTCAAGCAATGATTCGTCGTTCATATTCTTTAGGAATCATCAGCATGGATGAATATCATTCTATGATTCGTACTTTACAACGTAGGGGACTAAGAAAATCAGAACCATTAGATGATGAATTATTAACTTCTCTACCAGCATTGTTAAAAACAGCAGTTTTGATGTTATTAAATGAGAAGGTATTTACTCCAAAAGAGTTTATGGATGAACTTTCATTTTCCTATAACTTTAGTCTAGAGCCAGAAGAAGTAGAATATCTATTAAGTTTACCTAAAAATACTCTAACTTCTGCTAAAGTTATACCATTTCCTGATTTACAACTTAAAAAAGATGTTTAAATCATATTTTAAATAGAGCGAGGACTTATGACCTCGCTTAAATTATATAGAATAGGGGGAAATATGAAATGGGAATATTAGAAGGTGCAACTAAAATAAGAGAGATAGCCAAAAAGATTGCTAGAGAAAAAGGAATAAGAGAGCAAGAAGCATGAAATGATGCTGTTACAGAGTATAAACAAAAACATAGATACTTAGTCTAGAGAATCATCTTTATAGATGGTCTTTTTTTATGTAAGAAGTTTGTGTAATAAATTAAAAGTAAATGTAAAAAATATTATACAACTAAAATAAGATAAAGTAATGTTTTTAAGGAGAAAAATATATGCTCAATCAGTTTAATGAATTTCTTGGTAACTATATAAATATAATTTCTGTAATTGCATCGTTTGCATCAATAGCAGCCTTGATTATATCAATTATAGCTTTTATGGAATCTAATAAACAAGCTAAATTGATATTAAAATATAGAAGAAATAATGAGAATAATATGGCTGGTGATTATTATGAAAATGGCAATGGATATATTAGGATTGATTTAAATAAGATAGATGATAAATCTAATGTCTATGCTGAAATTCGTAGTAACAACTTAGTTGATTTTGTAATAGAAAACAAAAGTAAGATTGTTGCAAAAAGTCCTATATTAAGTTTGAAATTTATTAATATGGAAGTAGATATTGAAGAAAATAATAACTTTGAACAAATAAATAGTGAGCTTAGATGGCATCCAAAAGATAATACTACAATTCATAAAGGAATAAATTTTAGAATAGAACAATTTAATTTTAAAAATTGTGTTATGCTTAAAAAAGAAGCTTATATAGAAGTAGTATTATCAGCTGATAATATGGAAACAAAAGAATTTAGTATACCAATAAAAGCGTATTAAAGAACTCAATAACAAGAGTTCTTTTTTAGTTAAAATTTGATTATTTTGTAGTTGTCGAATAGTTTTTGAAGGATATTGACCTTTGAAGTTGAATTTTATACTTTGGAGGGGATGAGAATGGACATAAAAGATATAAAAGAAAGTCTTCAAGAAAAACCTGTTAGATGGATTTTGGGGGTATTGATTGTTGCAATTATAATTATCCCGCTTATTGTTACATTTACTATTTCAGTTAGAAATCCAATTTTTAGTTTTAATGAAAGTAATGGATGGTTAGGTTTTTGGGGAAGCTATTTAGGTGGTATTTTAGGAGGATTAGCAACTCTTGTAGCAGTTGTTATTACAACTAATCAAACAAGAAAAATACAAAGAAATAATACTATACAAACAAGAAAAATACAGAAAGAAAATAGAAAATTACAAGAACGTTTAATTTCTATTGAGGAAGAAAATCAACTTAAAGAATATAGAACTTTTTTTACAGAAGGAGCAGTTAGATGTGATTTTTTCTTAAATACAAATAAATTTTTCTTTAAGGGAGATGTTTTGTTAAGAAATAAAGAGTATAAAGAAATAGAAAGTCGCTTTAAAGCCAATCCTGATAGTGATTTCAGTCACGACTTGACCAAAACTATTTTTTGGTTTAAATTTATTAAAAATATAGGTGAGAAACCAATGTTTAATGTAAATATCAGCATAAAAGGAGACTATGTAATTGAAAAAAATAAAAATACTGATAGAAATAAGGAACTTCTATTTTTTTGTGATTATATAGAAAATGGTAGAAGTGTAATATTACCATTATTTAAATTGTATGAAAAAAAGTTATGTACTTTAAAGGTTAATGAGATAAAAATAGAATATGAGACAGGGATATTTAATATAAAGGAAAAAATAATTGCAACTATGTATTATTCTAATGACGAATGCATTGTTAAAAGAGAGATAGAGCATAAAAAAATAAGTAGTAGTCAATTAAAATCGGAATATACTTATATAGATAAATTTTTCATTCAATAAAAAGAACTCCCAAAGAGTTCTTTTTTTATTCCCAAAACGACAAACGAACGAGGTGGTGATGTGCAAGATGTCAAAGAAAAGGTAAAGCAAGATTACCTAAAAGGTATGAAACAAAAGGAAATATCAGCAAAGTATGACATTAGTTTAAACACTTTAAAGTCATGGATAAAAAGATACAAGTGGGCTAGTGAAAAAAAGAAGGGTGCACCTAAAAGTAAAAAGGGTGCACCCTTTGGTAATAAAAACGCTACTGGTCCACCAGGTAATAAAAATGCTGAAAAGTTTGGTTTCTTCTCAAAGTATCTACCCGAAGAAACTAGGGAATTGATACAAGAAATATCCACAAAAGATAAATTTGATATTCTTTGGGAACAGATAACAATTCAATACGCAGCAATAATAAGAGCACAGAAGATAATGTATGTTAAAGGCAAGGAAGAAATGGTTAAAGAATTAAAGAAATATGAAAGCACAGAAAATGGTGAGAAGATAGAGTATGAATTTCAATTTGCATGGGATAGGCAAGCATCTTTTCTTAATGCACAGAGTAGGGCTATGAGTGAACTTAGAAGTTTAATTAAGCAGTATGATGAGATGATTCATAAGGATTGGAATTTAGCTACAGAGGAGCAGAAAAATAGGGTTGAGAAGTTAAAATGTGAGGTTGATAACCTAAATAAAGATGATACAGACAAAGAAATAACTGTAAGAGTTATGAAAGCGAGTGGAGAAAATGGAAAGTAAATTTATATCTAATGACCATTTTTATGATTTTATATTTAACTGGGATTACAAATTTTATTTTTTGGTTGGAGGATATGGAAGTTCAAAGAGTTATCATGTAGCAACTAAATTAATAATTAAGCTTCTTAAAGAAAAAAGAAAAGCTTTAGTTGTGAGAGAAGTATACGACACAATGAGAGATAGTTGTTTTTCTCTATTAGAAGAAGTTGCAGAAAGCATGAATTTAGGAGATATATTATCATTTAAAACAAGCCCTATGAGAGTTATTTTTCCTAATGGAAGTAAGATAATTTTTAAAGGAATGGATAACCCAGCTAAACTGAAGTCAATAAATGGCGTATCTATAATATGGCTAGAAGAGTGTTCGGAAGTTAAATACACTGGTTTTAAAGAACTCTTAGGACGTTTGAGACATCCAAGTCTATCTAATCATATAATTTGTTCAACTAACCCAATTGGCGAAGATAACTGGACCTATAAACATTTTTTTAGAGATGAAGAAAAAGACAGATTTGTATTAGATGATACTGTATTGTATAAAAATAGAATAGTAACAAAGAATAATACCTATTATCATCATTCAGTTGCAGATGATAATTTTTTTCTGCCAAAAAGTTATATTGAACAGCTTGATGAAATGAAAGAATATGACTATGACTTATACAGAATAGCAAGAAAAGGAAGATTTGGTATAAATGGAACTAAGGTATTACCACAGTTTGAAGTTATGGAGCATCAAGAAGTTATAAATAAAATATCTAATATATCACAAAGGTATTATAAAGTTGGATTCGACTTTGGATTTGAAAAATCATATAATGCACTTTTGAGATTAGCTATAGACCATGAAAATAAATATTTATATATTTACTGGGAGTATTATAAGAATCAAACTACAGATGATGTGACTGTTAAAGATATTAAAGAATTTAAAGATACTCAAGAACCAATAAAAGCTGATGCTGCTGAACCTAAAACTATAAAATATTTTAGACAACAAGGTTTTAATATATCTGGTGCTAAAAAATATGCTGGAAGTAGATTACAAAACACTAAGAAGGTTAAGAGATTTAAAAAAATTTATTGTTCAAGTGAGTGTAAGCATACAATAAAGGAATTAAAGAACTTAACATATGCTACAGATAAAAACGGAAACTTAATATATGATGAATTTAATATAGACCCTCATACATTTAGTGCTATATGGTATGGACTTGATGGATATGAGGTATCAGACATTAAAGAGTTAAAATATAGTAATGATATTTATAACAAAGGTTTAGGATTGAAGAAAAATAATCAATATAATAAGAAAGGAGGGACTGTATTTTAGTGAATATAAAAAATATCTTACTCAATTTAGATGAAAAAGAGTTAAGAGATAGAAAGCATGCAGAAAGAGATTTCTTATTTTATTTGGGTGAATGTAGAAATAAAACTATGGGACTGTTAGATGATGATTTTTTAGGTCAAAGTTGGATTACTTTTGATAACCTAGACTATACACCTTCCCAAATTGTAGATAATAAGGTAAAACCACTTATAAATAAACAAGCTCGTTTTATGTTTGGAAAAGAGCCAACTATAATACTTAAAGCATATGAAAAAGAACATAAAGAAGCATGTGAGGAATTAAGGCAGTATATTGATTCAATATTAAATGCCAGCAAGTTTTGGAGCAATACACTAAAAGCTTTTAAGATAGCAACTATAACGAAAAGAGTCTTATTAAGGTTAGAAGCTGAACCAAATCAACCTATAAGACTCTTTTATCATTCTATAAATGATTTCAAATATCAAGTTGATAGTAATGATATTACAAAATTAAAGTCAGTTGTATTTGTTAGATTTGATTCATCAAGTATAAAAGAAGTAACGGCAAAACAAATATGGTATAGATATACTTACTATATGAAAAAAAGCAATGTCAGTAATCAAGAAAGTTGCTTTATAAAGATAGAAAAGTTCAAAGGTGATAACTTATCTAAACCTATTAAAATAACAGAAAATGATACCAAGCTTTCTAAAATACCATGTTGGGTGATTGTTAATGAACAAAGCATTACAAATATAAGAGGAATTAGCGATATTGAGGACTTAAAACCTTTACAGGACACTTATAATAAAAGGTTGTCAGATTTTAATGATTCTTTAAAATTTCTAATGTTTGGTCAAACAGTTGTAGTAGATGCGACAGAAGAAACAGTTAATGCTTGCAAGATTGCTCCTAATGCTTTAATGGCATTAAAAACACTTGAAGAAGGTTCAGAAAAAGCAAAACAAGCACAAGCGTATAGGGTTGAGAGTAGTTTTTCAAATGCAGACCCTGTAAACTCTTTTTTTAAAAGACTTGAAGATAGTATGTATGAAAAATTAGCAATACCTAGACCTGAACAATTACAGAATATACCTAGTGCCAAAGCTTTGAAATATTTATATACAGAGCTTATTGCAAGATGTTCAGAAAAGTGGAATGATTGGGAACCTGCAATAAGAAGCATGTTAAGATTAATAGTTGAAGCTTGTAGTAAATTTAATTGTTATGATGATTGGAATCATGATTGGGATGATTTAATGTTTTCTATTGTATTAAATAAAAATTATCCAATTCCAGAAGATGAAGAAGATTCAAAAAGGTTGGCGCTTGAAGAAGTTAATAATAATGTTAGAAGTCATAGAAATTATATAAAAGAATTTGGAGATGATGAAGATTATGAGGAAGCATTTAATGAAGTACTAGAAGATAATGAAAAGATACAATCAGTAGAGCAAGACCAGTTCAGAAAAGATGCAGATATAGAGGTTGATGATATTGATGAAGAATTAAATAATGAATCTAATAATAAAAATTCTAATAATAACACTAATGAATAGGTATTAATATGAAAGATAACTCTTATACAAAGAAGGTTCTTGAAGCTAGAAAAAAACTTTTATTATTAGATAAGAAAATACAAATACAGATATTAAATGTCTATAAAGATGCTAGTAAAACTATTTTAAGTGATATTGTTAAAAATAAAGAGTTGAATCTAAGTACTAAATACTTAAAAAAGCTAAATAAATCAATCGAGAAGTATATCAATGAGCTAAATCAAAGATTAGTACCTGTTACAGAAAAAAGCATAATAGAAGCTTCTAATATAGCTAAAGATTTACAAATGTATTACTATCAATCAATAGTTCCAAATAAATCTATAAATCTTGCATGTGATGCTATGTGTATAAAGACAACTACTAATGTTGTGGAAAAAGTAGTTGCAGGTAACTTTTATAAAGATAAAAGGTCATTAGATAGTAGGATTTGGGGCTATAGTAATAAAAATAGAAAAGATATTGATAGATTAATAAAAGCTAATATTGCAAGAGGTGCTAATGCAAAGACATTAGCAAAGAGTTTAGATAATTATGTTAATCCAACTAAAAGAACAGATGCTAAGACGTTAGAAGTTGGTATGAATAAAAGTATATCTTATCAAGCTCAAAGACTTGCTAGAACCTCTATAACACATGCCTTTGTAGAAACAAGTGTTCAAAATGCAATAAATAATCCTTTTTGTGTAGGATTACAATGGAACATAAGTTCTCAACATTATATTAGACAGGTGAAATGGAGAGGCGAGGATGAATGTGACGAGTATGCAGAACAAAATCGTTTTGGGCTAGGTGAGGGAGTTTTCCCACCCGAAAAGTATCCAATTCCACACCCTAATTGTCTTTGTTATCCCACTCAAGTTATAGTGCCAATCAATGAAGCTTCAAAATTCATGAATGACTGGTTAAATGGCATGGATAATAGCAATTTAGATAGTTGGTATGATGAAATTAACACAGAAACTACTAATCTATATATACCTAAGATAAAATATTCATCTAATGATGTGAAAAGTAAGTATGGAAAAACTTTAAATAAAAAGATTAATAGTTTTGAAAGTAAAATAGAAAATACATCTAGCAAATATAAAAAATATACAACTGGTGTTAAGTATGAGGTAACAAATGAGTTAAAAACTGCTTTTGCATACTCAATAAAAGATGATATAATTAAGATAAATCCTTTAAGCCCTATATTTAAAGAGTATAATTTTGAATTGTCAATGATGCATGAATTAGGTCATAGAGTTGATTTAAAAGAACTTGAAATATATAAAAATATTGAATTTAAAGATGCTATTTTAAAATCATCCAATTATGTTTTAAATAATCTTAAAGAAATACAAATTGAATATGATTACTTAATAAATATAAATGATAGCCCTTTTTTAAGTGATATATTAGGAGCATTATCATTTAATAAAATCGAGGGGCTTTTAGCAACTCATAATATAACCTATTGGCAAAAGCAAGGTAATATAGAAAAAGAAATATTTGCTAATTTATTTGCTTTAGATTATGAAAGTGACAAACATATATTAAACTTTATAAAGAAAAATATACCTGACATATATAATGTATTCAATAAAGTTATTTAGGAGGTGTGCATTGTGGGTGAACAAATGCCAATAATGAAAAGGCTTAGAAATGATAAAGAACTATTGGAACTAAGAAGATTATATAAAGAAAAATACAATGAAAATGCTCCCGGATTTAATTATGATGAATATTCTAGTTATGATGAGTACAAAGAAAAGCTAAAAGAATTGATACAAAAGTAAAGTAAGCACTTATTAATTAAAGGTTAATGAGTGCTTTTATTATGCTTAATTTTAAGGAGGAAATTGAATGTTAGAGTATTTTAAAAAGTTACTTGGAGATGAAGAAGGACAAAAAGTTTATGAAAAATTATCTAAAGATAAAGAAAATAAGCTTCTTTTAGATAATATTAAAAGTCCTAGATATGTTGAAAAGACAGAACTAGAAAATGCTAATAAAGAGATTAAAGAGTATAAAAAGCAAATAGGGGATAGAGATAAGCAACTAAATGATTTACAAGGCAAAGTTAAAGATAACAAAGAGTTATCAGATGAAATTGAAAGTCTTAAAAATGCAAATAAAGAAATTAGAGAAAATGCAGAAAAAGAAATTCAGGTTTTAAAGTTTAATACAGCTTTTGAAAGAGTTATTGAAAGTTATAATCCTAGAAACTCAAAAGCTTTGGCTGCTTTAATAAATAAGGATAATATTAGTTTTGTAGATGGTAAATTTATTGGATTAGATGAACAAATAAAAGCTTATCAACAAAGCGATTCTTATTTATTCAATAATGAAAAAAACAAAGGAGATGATGAAATTGGAGGAACTGGAGGATTAGAAGGTGGAACAACTTCATTACTTGATAATGATAGCGAAATAAGTAGTATAGGTGAGTTGTTAGCTAACTCTAAAGTAAAAAGCGAAAATATAGAAGCTCAAAAGAAATTTTTTGGAGAAGAATAGGAGGAAAATATATGAGTATAGAAAAATCCGAGATTTACATGGGGGAAAATAAAACTACATTAAAATTTGCAGGAAACTTATTTCAAAATGTAAATATTAAAGTGAAAAAAACTGATGTAGCTATAGTAGATGGAAAGAGAATTTTAAAAGCGGGTACATTAATATCAAAAGATGGAAAATTAGTAGATGGTACAACTGTTACAAATGATAAAGCTTTTGGTCTAGTATATAGAAATATAGATTTTACTTATTCAAATGGTAATGAAAGCATTCCAGTACTAATATTTGGATTTGTGGATGAAAAGACCTTACCATCAGTTATACCAGAAGAAGCAAAACAAGCAATGAAAATGATTATGTTTTTATAAAATAAATATTAGGAGGAATTAAAATGGATTGGAAAGACTTTATAGACTCTAAGGAGATAGCTAAATATATAAAAAAATTACCACTAGAAATGTTAATAGGCGAATCTTTGTTTCCAAGAAAAAAGCAAATAGGTATGGACCTAAAATATATTAAGGGAGCGAAGAAAAAACCAGTAGTGTTAAAACAAAGTACTTTTGATGTTGCTGTAAAAATAAGAGCATTAAAAGCTCAAATAGAAGTTAAATCAAAGAGAATGCCATTTTTTAAAGAGAGTGTTCTTGTAAATGAGGAAGATAGACAACAGTTACTTTTAGCTTCTAAAGCTCAAAACAAAGAACTATTATTAATGATAATTTCACAAATATATGATAATTATTTAGCTCTTGTAGATGGTGGCGATATGCAAATGGAAAGAATGAGAATGCAGGCTCTAGCTGATGGAGTAATAAATATCGTATCAGAAGATGGAGATTTAGTATTTGACTTTGAAGTTCCAAGCAATCATAAAGAAGTGTTAACTGGAAGTGCAACATGGGATAATCCAGATGCAGATATTATAGGAGATATTCAAAGATGGATGAGAATAATGAGAGATGAAGGGAATCCGTTACCTAAGAGAATGGTAATGACAAGTAAAACCTTTGGATATTTTGCTAAAAATAAGGCTATTAAATTAGATATAGATAGAGACGGTAGAGTTATTTTAACTGATGAAATGATTAAAAATTATCTTAAAAATAAAGTTGGTTTATCTGTTGCCATAGTAAGTGGAACATATAAATTAGAAGATGAAAGTGAGGAATCTTATTTCCCTGATAACAAAATAACTTTTATTCCAGATGGAGATTTAGGAAAAACTTATTATGGTACAACACCAGAAGAAGCTGACAAAGTATATGGTTCTAAATTAGATTGTTCTGTTGTTAGAACTGGTATTGCCATAACAACAATGAGATTAATTGACCCAGTAACAGTTCAAACAAAGGTATCTCAACTTGGTATGCCTTCTTTTGAAAGAGCTGATGAGTGTTTCTTTGCTACAGTAGCATAATTAAGGGGTGATATTATGGCTAAAAAGAAAGAGAATTTTATGCAAGTAAAAGCTTTAGTATATCTAAAGTATGATAATAACTGTTATAAAATAGATGATGTGTTTGAGATTAGAAAAGCTGACCAAGAGGTTATGGAAGAAAAAGGATATATAGAAGTTATAGGAGAAGCTGAAGAAAAGAATAATAATGAGCTTCTTGAAAAAGATGGTGAGTAGATATGTCTATTACCAATTTAGATAAATTAAAACTTAATTTGCAAGAAGAAGAGTATCCTTATTTTACAGATGAGCAACTTGAGATGTTATTGGAATCTAATGAGAATAATGTTTTAAAAGCTTCTTGGAGAGGTTGTTTACTCAAAGGTGCTACAGATGATGAAATAAAAATAGGTCCTATTGAAACCAAGTCTAGCAACAGCTCATATTGGTTGACTCTAGCAGATATATATAAAACTGACTATTTAGAAGAAAAATCAAAGAATGAAACAACTAACACAGGATATAAAACATCTATGACAAGAGTTGATGGACAATGAGAAAATTAAGAGCTGATAAGATAATAAAGACTATCAATAGAGGAATAGCTTTAAATCCTCAAACAATAACTATAGAGCAAGGCATTAAACAAATAGTAGATGGAGCTATTGAGGTTACAAATAAAGTAAAAGAACTAACAGTAGTTATATACCCCGAAAAAACTAATGACACAGTAGTAAGTAGTGAAACTATTGGTACAGCTTATAAAAATAAGAATTTTGGTATGGTTGTAGATAAAGAAGCTGATTTAAAATTGAATACGGAAAATGAGATAACTTTTAAGTGTATCGAAGGCACTATGAAACTAAACTATGTAAATCCTATTGTAGTTGAGGAAAAGATTTGTGGATATATATGTGGTCTTGAAAAGATAGATTAGAGGTGGTTTAGTATGAGTGTGTTTACTAAGGCTATAAATGAAATTGATAGAAAAAAGGCTACAATGCCAATTTTGTGTATGAATATAGCTTTTATGTTAGAAGGAGAAGCTAAGAATAGTGCAAAGTGGACTGATAGGACAGGAAATGCAAGGCAAGGTATAACAGGAACTAGCTTAGGTGGAGGAAATCAATACATTGTTAGGTTAGGTCATGGCGTTGACTATGGAACTGTTTTGGAAGAAGGTTCAGCACCTCATGTTATAAGACCAAGAAATGCAAAAGCTTTATTTTGGAATGGAGCTTCCCATCCTGTTAAACAAGTTCAGCATCCTGGCACTAAAGGAACTCATTCTTTAGAATCTATAGTTAGCAAGAATATGCCTAAAATAGGCAAATTAGTAGAAGGGCATTGGAGTAAATAATATGAGAGCAGGAATAAGAAAAGCCTTAATTGAGAACATACCAAGAATTAAAGATTGTTATGAACCAACTGTCCCTAATAAAAAAACTATAAAACCTTATATTGTAATTGTCCAAGGTGAAGATGCTGACAACGAAGGCAATGCTATAGGTTTTAGAAGGACCATAAATATTTGGTTATATGAGAAAAGGACTACATTTAATAAACTGGATGAACTTACAAAAGAAGTCGTAGAAGCTTTAGATTTTAAAACTATAACAGATGATACTTCTAATGAGGTATTTACTTGTATTTATGAGGGTGCAGTTGGTCAAGATGTTATAGACGAGGAATGGGAAGCTATAATAAGGTGTCTAAGATTTAGTGTAATAGCTTTAGAAGATGAAGAAGATACAACTAATGATAGATGGGTAGAAGCTCTATCTAAGCACACAAAAGATTTATTAGAAATAGAGAGCTATAAAGATAATTGGAAGAAAAACTTTATAGCTCCATGTGTATTATGGCGAACTACAAACGTTGAAAACAAAAGAATAAATTATCATCTGATTGAGATTACAAAAACTATGAAATGTCATGTTGTAAGTAAAAACAAGGATGAAATAGTTAAGCTTCTTGAAGCATTAGAAACAAGTTTAATAATAGATAAAAGAGTAAGACTTAGAGAAGAAAAGAATATGTATTTAACTCTTGTTAGTGTAGTTGAAGATAGGGAATCAGATATGTTTACAACTGGACAATTAACAGCTGTATTTAAAATGATAGGAAAGATAAAAAGAGAAGGTCCTACTATGGATAAAATTTATGGTAATGGAAATTTAAAATAGGAGGTGCAAGGATTGGCTGAAACAAATAATAAAAAGATTAATGTAAGTAAGCAGGAAGAAAAATATTTAAAAAGTGATTTTATAGAAAATAGTGAGGCACTTGGCTACAAGAAAGAAGTAGTTGCAGGTGCTTTATTTAATTGTAAGAAAGAAGAACTTACAAAATCAGAGTTTGAGAAAGCAATAAAAGAGTTTTTAGAAAGAGAGGTGAAATAGTATATGGCAACTGGAACATGGAATGAAAAAGAAAAAAAAGAAATACCTGGTTTTTACAATCGCTTTAAAACACAAGCAGAAAAATCTACAAACACAGGTTTAAAGGGTAGATTAGCAATGCCAGTTAAGGCTAATTGGGGAGAAGTTGGCAAGGTTGTAACAATAAAAAATGATTTGAGACAGCTTAAAACTTTATTTGGTGATGATATGAACTATTCAGCATATAAGTTAGGTAAGTTAGCTTTATTAGGGAATGTAAAGGAATTACTTTTATATAGGCTTGTAGATGGAAATCAAAAGAAGGGTACATTAACACTAAAAGATACTACAGAGAATAGTGCAAAAGATGTAATTAAGCTAGAAACTAAGTATCCAACAGCTAGAAACTTTAATGTAACAATAAAATCCAATTTAGTAGATTCAGATAAAAAGGACTTTATATTCTTTGAAAATACTAAACAGTTATTTAGTTCAAGTATTAAAGGCACTATAGATGAAATAGTACTAGAAATAAACTCAAATTTAGATAATGAATATGTAATTGCAACTAAAGTAGCTGATAGTGATACAACACTAGCAAATGTAGTAAATCAAGCTTTAGAGGGTGGCAATGATGGTTGTACGTCGATTACTAATGAATCTTATTTAAAAGCATTGGAAGAATTTGAAAGATATAGCTTTGATGGATTTACACTTGATGGTGTGGCTGAGGAAGCTTTGCAGGAAACTACAAAAGCTTGGGTAGCTAAAAATAAGGAGTTAGGAAAAGATATATTATTATTTCTAGGTGGAAAAACAGAGGATAATATAAAACAAATTAATGATAAATCAAAAGGTTTCAATGATGAAAATATAGTTAACATTGGAAGTTCAGCTTATTATGAGGGAATAAAATATACACCTAGTGAAGTAGCTGTTTATATAGGAGCATTAGCAGTAAGCAAAGGTATAACAGGTAGTATATGTAATGCTAAGACTATATTTGAAGAAGTAGAACCAAGATTAAGTCAATCAGAAGTTAAAGAGTGTTTGAAAAGTGGTACTTTAATCTTAGACTTTGATGATGGAGATGTAATTATAGTTGATGATGTAAACACATTTAAGAAGTATGTAGATGATAAAAACGAAGCTATAGGGTATATCTCTAATATTATGTTTATTAATACTATAAATAAAGATACTTCTCTAAAAAGAAAAGAGTTTGTAGGTAAGATATTCAACGATTCGACAGGCCAAACAACTGTTATATGTGCATTGAAGAAATATTTTGAAGAATTGATGAGTCAAGGTATTATATCAGAATTTAATGTTGATATAGATACAGAGCTTCAAGCAACTGCCAAAGCAGATGAATTTTACTGGAAGTGGGATGCTGTTAAGGTTGATGTAATGAAGAAAATTTATGGTACTGGATACCTAGGATAAAGGAGGTTATAAAATATGGGAAAATATGATGAAAATATTATAGATGCTGCAAATGTTGTTGATGGTTCAAATGCTAGAATAATAATTGATGGAGAAGAAGAAGGATATGGAACAGAATTTACAGCTGAGGTAGAAAATGATAAAAAGACTTTTAGAGTAATTGGTTGTAAATGGGAACTTAACAAGGCATCCACTCAAAAAGGAACTTTTTCCTTGACTGCACTTAAAACTACATCTAAGTGGATTAAAAAAGGATTTAATAAATTTGAAATAATTACAGAAATAGAAAATCCTGGATTAGTTGGATATGAAAGAATTAGATATAAAAATTGTATGGTAGATAAAATACAACTAGCAAGCATAAAATCTGATGAAAATATAGAAATACAAATAGATGGAACTTTTGAAGGATTTGAACTTTTGGATTTTATAGATTAATTATTATGAAATAAAAAATAAATATTATATACTCGTAATATGTAGAACGTTGATATAGTTAATGATATAATTATATAAAGAAACAATTACAATATATTATGGAGGTAATAAAATGAAAGTTATTTTAAGTCAAAAGATGAGTATGCATAATATGTTTGGGAAAAGAGAAGAACTTATCATAACAAAGCAAGTAGACACTGACATAATACCACGTATAGGCGAATATGTAAGAGATGAAATAAACATTTCGAATCATGATACATTTAAAGACTCGCTTAAAGTTGGAGAGGTTATTTATAACTTTAAAGATAATGAATGTTATGTAAATTTTGAAAAGAGAAGTATTAATTTCTCTAATGATGAAGATGTTAGTAAGAAAATAGAGCAATTTAAAGAAATGGCAACAAAACATGGGTGGAAATATTAATTATAAAGTTATTATTAGTTTTTAAACCATCTATTACAAAAAATGAATTAAAGAAATTTTGAGATATATACCAAAAGTATATATCTTTTTTTATGAAAAATAAAAATAAAATTGGAGGAAGTTAAAAATGGCAAACTTAGATAAAGAATTTTTAAATGAAGGAATAGAAGAAGAAAGAGAGCTTACTAAAGATGAAATAGCAAAGCAACAAGAAGATAATATAATTATGAAATTGACAGAGGATGCTATATTACCTGAAAAAACTATTTTTGTAAAAAGATTAGATATACCACTTACGCTTAGGGCTTTAACAGAAAAAGAGATAAGTGCATTACAGAAAAAATATACAAAAGTTACTAAGGTAAGAGGTAGAAGAGAAAGTAAACTAATGGAAGATGAATTTAATATAGCTCTAATAGAAAAAGCTACAATAGTTCCTAACTTTGGTGATGCAAGACTTCTTAATTCTATGAAGGTATCAAATGGAGTGGAATTTATAAGAAGAAAGTTTTTAGCAGGCGAAATTGCATTAATTAGTGATGAAGTACTAGAATTGTCTGGATTTTATGAAGAATTAAGTGATGGTGATATAAAAAACTAATAAAGAGAGGTGGGAAGATTACTATTTTATATAACGCATATGTTAAACATAGTGTTCTTCCAGAAGATTTTCTAAAAAGAGAGAAAACACCTCAACAGCTTCTTAGAGTTTTTACTCAACATGAAATAGAACAAGAAAATAAAGCTATGAAAAACAAATAAAATTTAAACTGAAAGTGAGGTGAGAGAAATAGCTAAAAAGGAAATGTACCATATTGATGTTGTCATTGATGTTACAGGAGATGAACAAACTAAAAATAAATTAAGTGCTATGGAAAGATACACGAAACAGACAGAAAAGAGAATGAAAGCACTAAATAGGATAAAAGCTAATCCAGTTATACAAGCTCAAGATAAAACATCTAGTGTTGTAAATAGAATTAGCAACAACTTAAAAAGAGTGGGTAGAACTATATCTACAACCATAAACGCAAAAGATAGAGCATCTAGCGTTGTAAATAGAGTTAAAAACAAAGTAAATAGCTTACTTACAAGTCGACAAAGAGAAGTTTTATTAAAGGCTAGAGACAAAGCTAGTCAAGTCGTAGATAAAGTAAAAGCTAAGGTACAAAATTTGACTGCGGCTACAATAATTAGCTTGAATATGAAAGCTGACCCAGCACTAAGAGTTATTTCTCAAACTAGAAGTAAGTTAGGAGAACTCAAAAACAACACAATAATAAATATTAAAGCAAAAGGTGAAGAAGCATTAAATACTATTTCTCGTACTAAGAGTAAATTACAAGAGTTTTCTAATAAGACTTATCAAGCGATTGTAAAACTAAAAGATGAAGCTAGTCCAACTTTGAGTGGTATTGGAAGTAAAATAGATTCATTTATAAGTGGAGCAATAAGTAAATTCGCTCAATTAACAACAGCAATTACTGTTGCACTTGGAGGTATAGGGGTTGGTTCTTCGATAAAAACTTTTGCTAATTTCGAGCAAGGAATGAAAAACGTTCAAGCTGTCACAGGAGCAAGCGGAAAAGAAATGGAAGCTTTAACTGTAAAAGCTAGAAATCTTGGGAAAACAACTGCATATTCAGCTAGAGAAGTGAGCGATGCCATGTATTATGCAGGTATGGCAGGTTGGAAAACTAATCAGATTATCGAAGGTATGCCAGGCATCTTGAATTTAGCAGCAACAGGAGGAACAGATTTGGCACTAACGTCTGATATAGTGACGGATGGATTAACATCATTGGGAATGGCTGCCAAAGATACTAATGAATTTGTTGATATTATGGCGGCAACTATAACAAATTCTAATACTGATATTGAAAAAATGGGTGAATGTATTGCCCATTTAAAAGTTGCTTAATTCGGTGAACCCTAAGTTAGATTTTGTTTACAATTTAAAAATTAATAACGTATAATTATTTTAAGAGGTGATTATATGGCAAAAAAACTTACCAACGAAGAATTTATAGAAAGAATAAGAAAAATTCATAAAACAGAAATTAAAGTGCTTGGAATATATAAAAACAAAAGAACAAAAGTATTGGTAAAACATAAATGTGGTTATGAGTGGGAAGCAAATCCTGAAAGCTTGTGGAGTGGTAGTTGTTGCCCATTGTGTTCAAATAACTTGAGAAAGACAACAGATAAATTTAAATCGGAAATTTCAAGTTTATCAGGAACTGAGTATGAAATTATAGGAGAATATATAAATTCATCAACACCTATTTTATTTAAACATAATTTATGTGGTAAAACTTTTAAAATGAGACCAACAGATTTTTTAAAAGGTCAAAGATGTCCATATGAAAGATATAAAAAAAGTGCAAATTCAAATACAATTAATTTTAATATAATCAAAGAAAATGTGGAACAATTGGGTAAAGGAGATTATAAGATTATAGGTGAGTACAGAGGTGCCAGTAAAAAAGCTAAATTTTTTCATGTATCATGTGGAAATTATTTTTATATGGAGCCAACACGTTTTATAAATGGAGGAATAAGATGCCCACATTGTTACAGGTCAAAAGGAGAAGAAGTGATAAGAGAATATCTGAACGAAAATAAATTTGATTTTAAGGAACAATATAAAATTAAAGAATGCAAGAATAAAAGGCCTTTGCCTTTTGATTTTGCTATTTTTAAAAAAAGTGAAATCAAGTGTTTAATAGAGTATGATGGTTCTCAACACTTTATGCCAAAATTTAATTGTAGTAAAGAAGATTTTCAAAAAATAAAATATAATGATGAAATAAAAAATGAGTTTTGTAAAAAAAATAATATACCTCTTATAAGAATAAAATATGTTAGAAGTGAAAATTTAAATATTATAAAAAATAAAATTATAAAAAAATTAGAAGATGGATTTGAAAAAATCAATATGGGAATACCGAGCGAAGCCAGTTTGGAAACAACTGGAACGTGTAACGACTAGATAAAGTAAGCTAAGTATAAGGCACTCATGAAGTGCCTTTTTATATGCAGAAATATCCACGAACAGCAACAAGTTCAATTTAAGTTGAACTTAAGATATAGTCTGAACTATATAGAAATATATAGAAGCAAGGGATAAAGAGCCTTTACGATAACAAAATTGGAAACATTGAAATTTGTTGGTTCCTTAGGTGGTTCTTTGGGTGTACCGATGAAGGACCTTTCATTAGCTACAGGTTTGATGGCAAGTAGTGCTATCAAGGGAAGTCAAGCAGGAACTTCTCTAAGAATGGGTCTTTTAAGACTTATAAATGAACCTAAGCGAGCTGCAACAGCTATGAGAAAATATGGAATAGAAATGAAAACAACTAAAAGTGGAAGTTTAGATTTAGCAGCAACAATAGATGAACTTAGAAATAAGCTTGGTAAGCTTAGTGACACGAAGAAAGTAGGAGCTTTAGGAGATATAGTAGGGGCAAATGCTTCAAGTGGTTGGGCTGCAATAGTAAATGCTAGTGAAAGTGACTATAATAAACTAAAAAAAGCCATAGCTGAAAGCGAGGAAGAAGCTAAAAGAATAGCTGACATGAAGATGGATTCCTTGAATGGGCAGTTCGCTAAATTAAAAAACACTATAAATGATGTAAAAATTAGTATAGGAGAAAAATTAGGTCCAGTAACAAGAAACTTTATGGAAAATATAATTAGCAGTATGCCTAAAGTTGGTGATTCAATTGTAAACTTTGTGAGTAATTTTATAAATAACTTTGATAAAATAAAAAATGTTTTACAAGGTGTGACTTCTGTTGTTGGTGGTGTTATTGCTGGGTTTATGGCTTTTAAAGCTTTAAAGTTTATCTCTTTTCTAATTCCTCTGCTAAGTAGTATAACTTTTGCAATAACAGCTTTTGCGGGTGGTGCAGCAACACTAGGAGAAGCTTTGTTGCTCGTACTAGGTGGACCCATTGGCGCTGTTATAGCAGGAGTAGCATTACTAGCAACAGCATTTACATTAGCGTATCAAAAATCGGATGCTTTTAGAAAAATTGTCAAAAATGTAGGAAAATCAATTAAAAATTTTTTACAAGAAGCAATAATAGCAATTTCACCTTTTATAAATACACTTGGTAACAAATTAAAAGAATTAGGGAGAGCTGTAATTTCATTATTAAAAGCATTTGGAGATTTTGCATCAACGCTAATGAGTAAAATTGGACCTGCAATTTCGATTTTATCAAGTAATGTTTTAGCTGGTTTTATATTAACTTTTACAGCTATTGTAGAAGCTGTTAAATCTGCTGTAGTTACAGCAACAGGCGTATTGCAAGGTTTAACATTGGCTATAAAAGGAGTTTTTGATATTGTTGGAGGGATAATAAATGGTGATGGGAAACAAGTAGCTAACGGGCTTAAATCTATTTTTAAAGGGATTATAGATATTGTTAAGTCATTGTGGAGTGGGTTAGTAGATTTTGTGACATCACCAATTCAAGCTGTAGTCGATATTTTGGATACTAAGTTTGGCAAAAAAGTGGAAGGCATAAAGAAAAAATGGAATGAATTAAAAGACTTTTTAAAAAATCCTACTAAATCAGCTCCAAAAGTTCAGCCTGTTAATTTATCTAGCGAGAAAGCATCAAGCGAACTGCAAACTTCATCGAATGGAGCAAAAGCATATATAAACTCATTAGGTCAAAAAATAGGTGAAGGTATTGGAAAGATTAAAGAGAAATTTGGAGAACTCAAAACATCTGCGACAGAAGTATTTAATAATATAGTAACTTTTATAGGTGGCAAAGCAACAGAATTAAAAGATAAACTATTAGAAGGCATAAAACCTGCTATAGATACATTTAAACAAGCTTTTTCTAATCTTAAAGAAACTTTTGAGGGCTCTTTGGACAGTATAAAAGAAGCTTTTGGAGGTTTAAAAACTGTATTTGATGAAAATATTAAAACGCCTTTCGAAAATTTAAAACAAAAAGTTTTAGAAACAAAAGAAAGTTTAAAACCAGTTTTTGATAACTTAAAATCTAGCTTTGCAGAACTAGGAAAAGCTCTTGAACCAATAAAAGAAGCATTTAGTGGAATAAAAGATTTCTTTTCAAATTTGTTTAAGCCAATTAAAGATGATGGAGCAACTAAGACAACTAAAACCAATATGGATGAGTTAAAACAATCAACACAACGTGTTGGAACATCTTTCAAAGAGTTAGGAAATGCTTTCAACCAATTAAAAGAAGCAGCAAAACCTTTTATAGACTATTTAAAACAGATAAAAGATTCTTTAACATCTACTCTGGGAGATATAGGGGGAGGATTACTCAAAGGTGTAGCAACTTCTATAGTTTTAGTTATAACTTCTGTTATTAATGCAATTGCATCTATTATAAATGCTGTAGCAGGGGCTGTAAAAGGTGTAATTGATATAATAAAAGGAATATTCGAAATCATAGGTGGGATAATTAGTGGTGATGGCGAAAAAATAAAACAAGGTTTCTCTGATATTTTCAAAGGTATTGGAGAAGTAGTTAAGTCTTTATGGGAAGGTATAAAAGGAGTTTTGGGAGCACCACTTAAAGCTGTTGTAGATTTTGTAAGTAATGGATTTTCAGAAAAAGTAGGGCAAGTAAAACAATGGTGGGCTGATTTAAAAACTAATGTAGCTCAAAAAATAAGCGGAGTTGTTAGTTTTATAAGCGATGGTTTTCAACAAAAAGTTCAACAAGTTGGAATGTGGTGGCAAGGACTTAAAGTAAATTTATCTGGCAAAATAAGTGGATTTGTAAGTCTTGTAGAAAACGGATTTAAAAGTAAAGTGGATTCAATTAAATCTGCTTGGGATTCTCTTAAAAAGAAACTTTCTACCAAAATAACTGGTTTTGTAAGTATAGTAAAAACTGGAGTAAGCAATATACTAGACCATTTTGCAGATGGTGGTGTTGCAAGTAAACCAAGTATTTGTGGAGAAGCAGGTCCAGAAATGGTTATTCCTCTTTCTAATAGTAAAAGAAGTAGAGCATTAAGTTTGTATAAACAAGCAGGACAGATGCTTGGAACTAAAGCAAGTAATAATGTTATTCCAATATCTCAAAAATTAGGAACTAGTTTTAATTCTGCAAGTAGTATCCAAAATAGTAATTCTAGTATTATTAATAATGTTAGACAATTTCCTACCAAACAAGAAGAATTTAATAATACAGAAAATAGCATTTATCAAGAAGCTCAACCACAAAACATAATTTCTAGTGGAAGTAATGCGATTAATGTTGGTGGAATATCTATAAATATTCAAGAGAGTAATAACAAGGAAGAAATGATACAAGAAATATTGTCTCAAGTAGAAAGAGAAATAAGAGAAGCGTTACAAGATATTGGATAATGTCGAATTATTGTTAAAAAAATCCTCTTTATAGATGTTATAATAATTTTAGTAAATCATTATAAAGGAGGATATCATGGGGTTATTTAGGAAAAAACAAACAACTGAAATGAAAAATTACAAAATGATTCACTATTATGGTGGTCATCCAATGTTCTCAAAAGAAATGGGATGTTTTATATATGTAGAGGATGATAAAATAGTAGTTAAAACAAATACATCTTTAGCTTCAAAAGAATTTAAAACAGTATTTGAAGTACCTTTTTCAGATATAAAAAAAGTTTCTGTTGAAAAAGAAGAAGAAGTTATCAGAAGATATACAGCAACTAGAATTGCTTTATTTGGACCATTTGCTTTGGCTATGAAGAAAAAACAAAAAAGTTCAAAAGAATATCTGATAATAGAATGTAAAGAATTTATTTTAAGCTTTGGAAGTCCTATTTCATCTCTTCCAAACCCTATAAATAGTCAAGTATGTGAAATGGTTTATAAAGGGTTAACTAAATATAGAGAAAACAATGGTAACAATAAAAAAATTACAATAGAAGATGGAAGTATACAACAAGTAAAAGGATTAAAAGAGTTATTAGACATGGGAGCAATAACAGAGGAAGAATTTAATAAGAAGAAAAAAGAATTATTGAATTTATAACAAGAGAAAATAAACAAGTATAAACATACAAAGCACTTGAATATTCTGTTGTTTCAGGTGCTTTGTTTATTAAAAAATGGTATAATATAGGTGAGAGTTATATTAACTATGTGGTATGTAAATCCCATAGAGCCAACATATGTGAATGTCTCCAACTTTTTATATTAACTAAGTGGTATGTAAAGTTTTTCTTTGTAGTACTACATTTATCTTTCTGTAGTGTTTTATATTAACTATGTGGTATGTAAAGAAATATATTCTAGAAACATTTTTTAATAAAGAAAAAGGTTTTATATTAACTATGTGGTATGTAAAGCAAAAAACAAATACTAGGGGCTATTGTTACCAACCAAGTTTTATATTAACTATGTGGTATGTAAAGTAGAAATATAATGAATATCCTTATTAAAATCTTGATGTTTTATATTAACTATGTGGTATGTAAATAATATAACAAAGTGGATGTTCTCTAAAAATAAAGAGGGTTTTAGATTAACTATGTGGTATGTAAATGATAAATTTTATAGATTTGTAAGTTTAGTGAAAGAAGAATGTAGGAAAAAAGAAGAGAAAAATAAGTAAATAAACATATAAAGCACTTGGATATTCTACTGTTTCAAGTGCTTTATATGGTAAAAAGTGGTATAATAGAGAGAGAAGTTTTGCAGTGAGCGATATTTGTGATAAAATATGGCTTAGCAGTTGGAATATAAGGCATTGAGGGTGTATGATAAGTGTTATCATTTGCACTACTGGTCGCTCACTACAAATTTAAGAGAGTTGTATATATGTAGGTATTGGAAATGCTTAGTTTATTTTGGGGTTTTAGATTAACTATATGGAATGTAAATTTCAGTGTTATCCCACACATACAAATCAATTTGGTTTGTTTTAGATTAACTATATGGAATGTAAATCTATTAAATCCTTCTTTAAAAGAGTTAAATGTATTGCGTTTTAGATTAACTATATGGAATGTAAATTAATATATGACTTATAACTTTAATTTTTTGATTTTACATTTTAGATTAACTATACGGACTTAAAATTAAAAATAATTAAAAAACACTTACTTAGGTAGGTGTTTTTTTAATTGAAAGTAGGTGATTATAATGTAAAAAGTAATAAATAGGTAAAATTTGTAAGAATTATATGATATAATAATTGTAGCAAGAAGATATAATTTACAATCTATAGAGTGGAGTTCATATATCGAAAAATTATCCTCCCAATATTAAGAAGGGGGGTGTGATATATGGATAATTTTCTTCAAGGGATACTAGAAAGGCTATCTGCTAGTTTAATAGTCTGTTTAGTTAGCAATTTACTTAAGAAACGTAAAAAACCACTCAAAGCGCCAACTAAGAGTGGTTGGGAACTTGATTTTAAAATAAAGTTCCATAAGTTCAAATAAGTATTAAATTACGAACTCCACTCTAACGCAAAATAGATTGTAGTTCTTCTTGCTTTTATTATACCACAATATTTTATAAATAAAACCGTTGTTTATATAAAATATTGTTTATAGTCAATAAAAATACGAAATTTTTATAACAAATAATAAAAACTTTATTATGAAACTATTAATTTGCAAGGTATCTAGAAATAAGTAGGTATTTTTTTGCTTGAATTTCGTTGCTTATATAAAATATTGTTTATAGTCAATAAAAATATGAAATTTTATATAAACAATGATTAAAACTTTATTATAGAACTATTAATTCATAAAATATCTATAAATGAGTAGGTATTTTTTTACTCAAATTTCATTGTTTAAATAAAATAGAGGAAAGCACTTACGAATGAGTAGGTGTTTTTTTATACAAAAAATCAAAGGAAGTGAATATATGGTAAGAAGACTGCGGTGTAATGTTAAAAAATACTTTAGAAAGGAAGTGATAACTTGGTAATAGACATATACCTAAAAAATGAAAAAGAAAAAATAGATTTCCATTTTCCAGTAACTCCACTTGATAGTTTATCTATTAAAAAAGAAAAAAGGTTTGAAACTGTAGATATAGTAAATTTAGGCGAATTTGACATTAAAAAAGAAGGAGAGAAGATAAGAGAAATATCATTTAAAACATTTCTACCTTTTCAATATGACGCTTCTTATTGCAGATACAGTGAGTTAAAAAATCCAACTGAAATAGTTGCAATGCTTGAAAAATGGGTAGACCAAGCCGAACCTTTAAGACTTATTATAACTGGCTTTGGCTACAATGGATTAGTTACAATATCTAGTTTTAGTAATACTCAAACAGCAGGAAGAGAAGAAGACAGAGACATTGAGATAACATTTAGAACTTACAGAGAACTGAAGATAGAGACATTAAAAAAAGAAACTAAAAGTAATACTAAAACAGATTTAAAAGATAATAGACCTAATACCCAAACTAAATCTAAAATATATACTGTTAAAGCAAGTGATACATTATATAAGATAGCTAAAAATCTTTTAGGTAAGGGTTCAAGGTGGCCAGAGATTTATAATATACCCGAAAACAAAAAAGTCATTGGTAAAAATCCTAATATAATTAAAAAAGGTCAAAAGTTGGTGATACCTAGTAAATGAAAATAATATTAAACGGGAAATATGATATTGCAAATTTCAATGAAGGAATAACTCTTTCAGAAGCTATAGACGGAGTTGCATATAAAATGGATGTATCTTTGGTAGAGACTAAAGCTTTACAAGATATAAATATTAAAAAAGGTGATAAAATAGTTCTAATTGACATTGCATATGAGAGTAAAAAAGAAGAAATCATATTTGATGGGGTCATATGGGAAACTAGGAGAAGTGAAAAGAGTAAAAAACTGACATTGTCTTGTAGAGAAAGAACTGTTTACATGGAAGAATCAGAAGAACAATATAGTTTTAAAGAAAATACAGCAACACAGAGAATTGAATATTACTGCAAACAATGGAATATACCCTATTACAACTTAGCTAATACAGGGAAGAAACTTGCTAAAGTAATACATAAGACAAATATACTAGATATGATAAAAAAGGACTTAAAAGAAACAGCAACAAAAGGTGGAGACTTATTTAGAGTAAGGATGGATAATAAATTAAAATTATTCAAGCTTGGTACTAATGCAAATGTATATAAATTAGATAGTATATTAGAAGATGCTAACTTTACAAGTAGTTTTAATGATGCAGTAACAAGTGTAAAAGTTTTAGGTAAGAGTAAAGACGAAAATACAAAAGCACCTGTGGTTGGAACTTATAAAAAAGATGCTGATAAGTTTGGAACTCTACAAAAGATTAAGCAGGATGAAAAGATAAAAAATGCTAAAGAAGCTAAGAAAGCAGCAGAAGCAATGTTCAATAGTGGAGAGGAAACAATAAGTGTAGATTGTGCAGTAGATATAAATAGAATAAGAGCAGGTGACAAGGTAAGTTTAAAAAGTAAAGAATATTATGTTATAGATGTTACTCATACATTAGATTCTAGACCGAAAATGAAGCTCAATATAGGGACTTTAGAATATATAAGGAGGAAGTTTTATACAAATGACTGATGCTAGATTTAATGGAATTGCTAGAATATTGAAAGAAAATATGAATAAAAGTGTAGCAAATGGCACTTTTGGAATGGGTTGTGAACTTGCAGAAATAACAGCAAATGGACTTAAGGTTAGTGGCTATAAAGATGAAATACAGGACTATCTAGTATTAGAGAATTTAACATTAAAAGAAGATTATTTTACTTTTTCAGATGAAGTTTCAAGTGGAGAATATAGACATAAACATAAAATAGAAACTCCAAAGGAATTGAAGCCACTACGTATAGGTGATAACGTGCTAGTAGCTGTCATGGGGGCTGAATTTGTAGTAATTGGGAGGGTTGTAAATGCCAAACCTATTTCCTCAAAGTGAAACTTTTGAAACTGTAGAATTAAAAAATAATGAAGATGAATTGGAGTTAAAGGGTTCTTTTTTATTTGATTTTGAAAAAGGTGAATTTGTTAAAAATGCAGATGGAACATTAAAAAGATGTAACAAGGTAGAGGCATATAAACAATGGTGTCAAAAGGCTATATTAACACCTAGGTACAAAAGGTCAGCTTATTCTAGTATATATGGAAGTGAAATAAAAGATTTAATTGCTAGTAACTTATCACAAAATGCAAAAGAGCTTGAAATAACTAGATTAATAAAAGAAACTATTTTGGTTCATCCTTACACAAAAGAAGTAGGAGAGTTTAGCTTTAATTGGTTGGAGAATAGCAGGTTAGTAGAGTATGAATTTGATGTACTAACAATAGATGATGAAAATATAGTAATTGATGGCAATATAAAAAGGTAGGTGATTATATGGAAAGAGAGCTACCTATACCAGTATTTTTAACCGAAGATGAAGAAGTAATACACGAAAGGATGTTAAGTAACTTCCAAGATGTTTCTACATTAGAAGGTGACTTTATCTATGATGCAACAAGACCTACAGCAGAAGAAATCACGCAGTTAAAACAACTAGGATTACAAAATAATTTAAAGATAGCATTTCCTCAGACCTCTTATGGAACTTATTTAGAGTGGCTTGGTGAATGCAAGGGAGTATTTAAAAATCAACCAACTAAGGCTACAGGAGTTATTACATTTACAGGTGTACAAGGAACTATAATTACAAAAGGAACTATAGTAACTACTATTGCAACTGATGAAAAACAGAGCATAGAATTTGAGCTTCTTGAAACTAAAACTATAGGAGAAAATGAAACAGTAGATATTAAAGCAGAAAGTAGGATTGTAGGAACTATAGGGAATGTGTCTAAAGGTAGTATATCCGTTTTACTAGGTTCTATTAGTGGTGTTAAATCAGTTACTAATAAAGAAGATTTCAGAGGTGGAACAGATATAGAAGATGAAGAACATTTTAGAGAAAGAGTTCTTGTAGCAGAGCAAGAGGACAAATTAAGTGGAGCTAGTTCAGACTATATAAGATGGGCTAAAGAAGTAGATGGAGTGGGATATGCTTATGTAGTTCCCGAATGGAATGGAGCAGGGACAGTAAAAGTATTAATACTAGATAAAAATAGAAAAGCAGCAACACAAGAGTTAATAGACAAGGTCCAAGAATATATATATCCATTAAATATATCAGAAGGAGAAAATAGAGATGGGAAAGCTCCTATCGGTGCATTAGTTACAGTTGTGACACCTGACACATTACTTATTAATGTAAAAGCTAGTTTTATATTTAGTAATGGCTTTAGTGAAGAAACTGTATTAAACAATCTAAAAACTAAGATAGATAAATATTTAGATAAGATTGATTTAGGAGGGACAGTCTCATACAATGCTATACAGGCGATAGTAGGCTCTATGATGCTGACAGATGAAGGTATAGAAGACTTTTCTAATCTTACTATAAATGATGTAAAAGAAAATATAAAATTGCAAGACCAAGTGGTCGGAATAGGGGAAATAGTTAACGAGGTGGTTGGATGATAGCTTCTAAAAAAGGTAAAGAAATGCTTCTTACATTATCTCCTATCTATGAACAATCTATCATAATGCAAAGCTTATATGAAGCTATAGGAAGCGAATTTGATAATCTAGGATTATTAAATAAAGAAATAGAGTTACAATTATTTCCTCAAACTGCTACATGGGGACTTGAATTTTGGGAAAATAGGGTAGGTTTATCTACTAATATAGATGAAGATATAGAAGCTAGAAGAAGAAAAGTCATTGCTAAGCTTCAAATGAAATATATTGTTAACCCTAACAGACTAGCAACTATAATAAAAAGCTATACTGGTGCAGACGTATATATAAAAGAAGATATAGCTCCATACACTTTTAAAGTAACTGCTAATGTAGATGATGTTATTAATTATGAAGATTTCAAATATATAACAAATAAAACTAAACCAAGTCATCTTCATTGGATGCCTTCTTTTGCACTCAAATTTACAGATATAGAAAAATTTGAAGTAAAGATGATTAATCGAATATTTATAGATTTTAGAGGGAATATAAGTAATTTCTTAGATGGCATGTGGTTATTAAATGGTAGTAAAAACTTAAGTGCTTATATACTTTATCATGAGCCAATAAGCTTAAACATGAAAAATAAGTTATTTGTAAAAGAAAGTGAAGTATTTACAAATCTTAAAGTAATAATTAAAAAGAATTTATATTACCTAAATGGGATAGAAATGCTAAATGGAAATAAACTGCTTAATGCAGAATTAAGAGAGGAAGTGTTATAAGTGGCAAATGCAGTAACAACAGACATTGCAAGACAAAAAATGTGTAAAGCTAGAGCAGGTGATATAACATTACCTACTATAGTTAGTATGGTGTTTGGAAATGGAGGGGTTGGGAATGATGGAACTATAATAGCTCCACTTTCAAGCGATACAGCATTAAAAAATGAGGTGTTTAGAAAAGATATAGAAAATTATGTATATCCAATCCCAACTACTTGCAGATATTCAACTACTCTATTAAAAAATGAAGCAGAAGGAAAAAACATAAATGAAATAGGTTTAATAGATTCTGATGGTGACTTAATAGCAATAAAAACCTTTGGAAATAAGTATAAAGACAGTGATATGGAAATGGTTTTTCAGATAGATGACGAGTTCTAGGAGGTGAATAAATGCCCAATGAATTAAATTTTAATAATGAAATAGAAGAATATTTAATAACTACACCAGCTCATGCGAATGAGTTTAATAATCGACAACAAAAATTGTTAGACAATGATAAATATTTAAATAATAAAATTGATACAACTAAAACAGAGTTAAATACTAGAATTGACACAGAAAATGAGAAACAAAATATTAAAATTGACCAACTTATCGCAGGTGGTTCAAATGTGGCATCTACTCAAACAATAACAATTGATGATTGGGTGGAGGATGCAGAAAATGGATTCAAAGCAGCTGTAACACATAGTTTGTTAACACAGAGAATAGTTGTAAATATTATAGATGCTACTACAAAAGAAAATGTAGTTACAAACTTTAAAATTATAGATGATAATTCTATAGAAATTAGAAGTGAAACAAGGTCAGAATTAAACGTTTATGTGATAAATGGAAATGCAGAAACTCATTTTATAAATGCAACTGTAGATGATAACAGAGTGTCTGAAATGACTACTTATTCGTCTAAAAAGATACATGAAGAAATTAGTAAGGTAGCAGAGCAATTAGCGGGAATTAATAGTAATATTATATCAACAGTAAATAATAATTTGATACCAATGTAGAAAGTGAGGTGGTACAAATGGCTGATTTTATAGTTAATAGGAATATTAAAAAAAGGAGAGGGAATTATTCTTCAAGAAATCTATTTGAGGCAAGAGCTTTTGCATATGAAAATGGAACTACTTTTACAGGCATATTTAATGTTAGTGATGAAAAAAGATATTCAGTATCTAGTAGTACTACTTTTTCATTAACTTCTAGTGTTGTTTATATGCCTTTGCCAAATGAACCTGAGCATCAAACTGGTTTCAGCATGGAGCAAAAAGTAAGGGTAGAGTTTATAAATGACCCAATTATAAATATGGATAGTTTTGAAAACCTCAGTAAAGGATGTACAATAAATTATAGTGTAGTTGACCAAGAACCTACTATAAAATTTACAATAACAGAAAAATTAAATAATACAGTATTAACAACAAGAAATAATACTGTTGGAGGAAATTATGAAATTATTTTAACTAATGAACAGATATTAGGGTTAGATATTAATTCTCAAAATAGTTTAATTATAGAAATTAGTACAAATGATGGTGGTTTAGTAACGAGCAAGACAGTAACATTTACAAGAACAAATAATAAACCAACTGTTTTAGTTAATTTATATAATTCCAATTCTGCAAAGTTTATAGTATCTGATTTAGATAATAATCTATCTAAAATTGAATGGTATTTAGATGATGTATTGAAAGAAACAATAACAACAGATTTAACTACAGAGAAAACAATAAACTATGAACTTGCAGACAATGCAATACACACATTAAAAATAGTTGCTACAGATGCAGAAAATGCAACTGCTGAGAAGGTTTTAAGTATAAGCAAAGAGATAATGCCACTACAAACAGATGCAACTCTGCAAGATATATCTTCTAAATTAGTAGAAATTGGAGAAGGATTTAAGAATGGAAAAACAAGTATTATAAATACTTTAGCATTAAAGAACATAGAAGCAAGTTTGACTAATACGCTAGTAGAGTTATCAGAGAAAATAAAAACAAGTTTTGATAGTTCAGACGCTAGTGTGCAGGATTTGATGAATCAGTTAACACAAGCTAATAATACTATATCACAGTTAAATTCTAAGTATAAATATGCAACAGGAACTGCTTATGCTAGAGAAAATTCTTCCTTAATTGCATGTATATATGACCCTAATACTTCTCATACTGTTACAGAAACTAGCCCTTATTGGCTTGATTTAAATGGAATTGAATTTATTCCTGATATATTTTTTGCTGAATGTGAATATGAACCAAATTCAGATGCTTTTTATAAGTATTTTGTTTTTGCAATTAAAAATACTTTCTCAATTTCTAATAACACTGGATTTGTAGTTAATATTGCTCTTGACAAGCGATATAGTGATAGAGCTTTTAATTTACGAGGAAGTTTATATACCCTTGGCAAAAGAAATGTTTCGATGGATAATACTGGAGTTCGAGTACCTGCTCTAAATACTCTAAATAATCTTAGAGCATATAAATGGCATGCGATAAAATTTAAATGAATGAGGTGATAAAATGAATAGAGCAAATAGAATAATTTACGACCAAACTGGTAAAATACTTTTACAAACTGGAGAAGCAACAGGGGATGTATTGGAGCATGATACAATAACAGAGTTGCATTGTATTGATATTCCGTATGGAAGTATAGATTATACAAAAAACAGGATTATTGGTATAAACATAGAGACAAAAGAACCTGTCTTAGAAGAAATTCCAGTATATCTAACAGATGAAGAAAAGAGAATACAAGAGTTAGAAAATCAAATTTTATTAAATGAAAATGAAAAAGTAGGAGGAATTTTATAATGAATATAAATAATGTTGTGGTAAGAATATTAGCAGAAAGAATATTAAATGGAGGGTTAAACCCATTGAAAAATAGAGAATTTGAGTTGGATGACGTGACTAACATAGAGTACAGAAAAGCTGTAGAGGATTATATAATTAGAGAAAGTGGAGTAGTAGAAGGAGCAGAACCAACTATATAGAGGGTTCTTTTTTTTATTGAAAGAGGTGACTAAATGACTTTTAAAGAGTTAGTTAATAAAGTTAGAAATCTTGTATTAGAAGCAAAGAATGTAACTATAGAAGATACAGAGAATAATTTTACAAGTGATAATGTAGAAGGAGCATTAAAAGAATGTATAGATAGAGCAGATGAGGCTTTTCAAGAAGCCGATAGTGGAAAAACACTTTTATCAACTGCTATCGGCTCTCCCGCTACATCAGAACAAACATTTCAAGATTATGCGAACTATATTACAGGATTTAAGAGCAATATAAGCAATTTAGAAACTCAATTGAAAAGCAAATATTCTATTAGACATGGTCCCATTGATGGAGATGATAGGAATCCTTTTTCTGCTAATTTTGGTAAGAGTGCAAGTTACCTTATTGTCTATGTTTACTTTAGAAGAAATGTATATTATTATAATCCCAGTGGTAGTTCTTTAGGAAGTAGTACAGGAGGTTTTGAACGTGCCTGGATTACTATAGATAGCAATAAAACTGGTTTTTCAGTTCATTCATATGATACTAATTATGAGTCATATACTTTTACAGGTTATTATATTGCTTGTTTCGCATAATAAATTATATTATTAAAACTAGGAGGATGTATGGAAGAAATTAGCATAAATCTATTATGTGCAGTTGCAGGAGTTGTAATATCCTACTTAGCATTTAGAAATAGTTCAAACAGAAAGATAC